ATTTTGGTGTTGTTTAATTCTTGATTTTGGTTCATAGGGTTATTTCTTTGTTGATTTTTCTAAAATCGGTTCTTCAAAAAAGGCCTTTACTAAATTATCGCAACTTGGTTTAATTGCTCTAAAAAATTCTACCCTCCCTTTTGGGACATCATCCTCAGTCATACTTAACCATAGAATGACACTCATAGGGTATTTAGATTGGCTTGAAATTAATTCTAAGACTTGAGTACTTGGAGTTTTTTTACCGCCTTCTAATTGACTTAAATAGGTTTGGCTTAACCCTAATTGATTAGCAAAATCAATCTGACCCATCTTTAAAATATCTTTTCTAATATGCTTTATTATTATTCCGTAGTTCATCTGTGCTGGTTAATTATTAAACAAAGGTAATATTATATTTTAATTATACAAATTTATTTTTCAAAAAGGTATATATTTTTTAATTTTATTTTTATTCCTAAACTCAAATTCTATAACCTCGTTGCGGAGCCCATCAATTCTTTTCAACTCTTTAGTCAATGATTCAACAGCAACATTAATACTTTTTATTTTATCGGATGTCTCTTGGCGTGTTTTTTCAATCTCATCAATTAGTAAGAATTTATCCTCTAACAATTGGTCGTAAAGATTGGTAAGCGAGTTAATCTCTCTTAACTCCACATTTGACAAATAGGCAATGTTCTTTTCAATACCTTTTAACCCTCCTAATCGTTGGTTCATATATCGGTGAATTTTTGTGTGCGTTTGTTGAATTGGAGTTGTTTTTTGGAGTTAGGTCCATTCCTATGTTTCCCCCACATAAAGTCAATGATAGGTTCTTTAATAGTTTTATCCTCGTCATTTTCATTGTGAAGGAAGATTACAATATCAGCATCTTGTTCGATTGAACCACTTTCTCTAAGGTCGCTTAACCTTGGTGGACCACTTCTTTTTTCAACATCTCTGCTTAATTGCGCCAATGCCATTATTGGAATATTTAACTCCTTTGCCAATGCCTTTATGTTTCTACTAATGGTGCTTATTTCTTGTTCTCTATTGCCTTTTACACTTGCGGTCATTAGTTGAAGGTAATCAATAAAGAGCATTTTAATACCTTGTTTCTTCTTTAACTTCCTTGCCTTAATTTTCAATTCTGTAATTGATAAACTTGGAGTATCGTCAATATGGAAAGGTAGGCTAAAATTTGCTCCGTGAATTGTTTGCCAATTACTTTCTGTTATATCAGCAGTTTTAAGCCTATCTGAGTAAATATCTGTCATTATACTTATCAATCTATACACCAATTGTTTTTTACTCATTTCAAGGCTAAAAAAGGCAATAGGAATATTCTGTTGTGCAATCTTTAAGGCAAAGTTTAAGGAACTTGCGGTATTGTGGGTTAAGGTATGCCCATCAGTTATATATAAGCAGTCGGGGGCATCTACGGATATGCAAGTCATTTCTTCTTGGTAGCCCAATTTTTCTATTGAAGTAATATACTTGCTAAATCTTCTCTGATTGTAAGTATATTTACTTAAATGCTTCTTAGAACTTACAGGAGTTATTGAATTAGGGAATGATAAACACATTCTATAATACCTTTTGCAAATATGCGTAATCCCATCTTTTTTATAAGACCCAATCTTTGATGAAAATGTAGCACGCCCTCCAAGTCCTCTTACCAATTCCACAATATCATTACAAAGTTGCTCAGAAGTAGTTGAATATTCTAACCTATTCCCAACATTGCAGTCAACATATCCATCTGTATCCATTAATCCTTGAAGCAATGCAACCCTTACTTCAATTGTATTGTAAAGGTAATTTTTAGGTATAAACTTTTTATGCGAATTAGCATTATACATACCCATTTTTTCAATATGTTTAAACAAATCGCTTTTAGTATTATTCCTTTTTATTCTACTTACTATATAATCGTATTTTTGAGAATATTTTAAACAATCGGACTCAGGGAGCAATGAAGATACTTTTTCAATAACATCAATTTCTGAATTAGAAAATTTTATACCATTCACTCCAAAGTATCCATCGCCTATAAATGCCCCTAATAAGTAGGGGTCTAAGGAAATTTCTTGTTTATTGAATTTTAAAGGGTCACAAAACTTAATTCTGTAATTACATCTATTGTCATCAATAATAACATTATCGAGCATATCTTTTGTTGTAAGTACTATGGATGAGTTATCTTTTTTCTTTCTCATCTTCCTTGTAGACACACTCCATTGATGCTCTAACCCACAATCAACATAAGTAAAATCCGAGAAAGTCATTCTATAAACGTCTTTTTTGCCTTGAGGGTAAACGCCTGTTATTTTATAATCATTCCCATCGCTACCCAAAACGGACTCTCCAACGACACATTCTCCAATAGTTTTGAACCCTGTGTTATTATAAACCCTTGATGAATTTATTAGTTCTTTGCCCTGACCTGGGCGTGCTGCTAAAATTATTACATCGGGTTCGTGCCATCCGTGTCCAACTTCATTGAGTGCCATATACCCCATATCAATACCTGTTACCCTTGAGTCTGATTCTTGCATCTTTGCAAGTTCATTGATATTTTCTACTACAATTTCTTTTAAAGGTTGTGGGTCACTCCCTAACTGAGCGTGATTGTTTTCAAGTTCATTGCTAATCATTGATTGAATAACAAAAGGGTCTGCCCCATCTGAATACGCTTGGTCAATAGCAAGTGCTGAAACAGATATTATTTGTCTAAGGTTATACTTTTGGAGGACAAGCATAGAGTGATATTCTACGTTTGCAGAACTTGATACTTTACTTGATAGGACTGCAAGTTTATAAGGTCCTCCTGCAAGGTCGAGTTTACCATTAGCTTTTAACTTCTCTGTAACGGTTAAAATATCAATAGGTTTATTCTCTGAATAGAGTTGCATCATTGCCTCATAGATACATTGGTGTTCATCTTTGTAAAAGTATTCGGGTTTAAGCATTGTGGAAGCCTCGTAGGCATCTCTTTCAAGGAGGATTGCCCCAAGGATAGCTTCTTCAAGTTCGGGTGCTTGTGGGGGTAATTTACCTATTTCTGTATGACTTCTCATTCTTCGTATTTAATTTCTTTTGATTGTGGGGGTTTTGGTTTGTTAAAGGAACTATCATTTTTTGACCAAGTTTCGAGTCGCCTTTCAAGCGACCACGTTTTTTCTAATTCCATTCTAAATTTAGTATTTGATTTATTTGGTTCTACCCAATACTTGTAGAAATCTAACATCATATCTCTACCATAAGTTTCAATAAAAGGTTTAAGAGTGTCAGCAAATTTTAATTTGCGTTCCTCTATCTTGTTATTTAGATTCTTATTATCATTAATATTATTATTTACATTAGCATTAGCTTCTTGGTTGCTTAAATCTTGCTTATCTTTTGCTTCCGTTTTGCTTCCGTTTTGCTTTTTTTTAGTTTTCTTGCCATTGTTGTAACGCTTGATATTAGCGTCTATTTGAGGCTTTATAAGAGTAAAAATAGTTTTAGGCACTCCTTCTAATTCTATAACTTTTAAGTTCAAAGAATACTCGAAAATGGCATCATAAACCTTTGCTTTTGTGGTGGGGTCAAGTTCACTTATCGCTTCGTAAAATGAACGATAAAAAATAGTAGAATCACGCATTTATGTTAAAAAGTATAAAGGTCGAGCAATAAATAATGCGCTGAAGGGGAAAAGTTGACCCCAACATTATCTACCACCCGACCAATAAGATTTTTAATTTTTAACATACTTTTTAGAATTTCAGCGTCACAAATATAGTAAAAAATATTAATCTTTACTAATAATATCTCTATTCAATTTATAAGTTGTTTCGGGTCTACCATACAAGCCTTCCTTCTGACCGACCTCCACTATTTCAAGCCTTCTTTTAAGGGTGTTTAATGAACGCCTAATGCTTGTGATTGGGGCATCATCTAAAACTGCGTTAGTAAGGATGTCACTTGCTGAAATTTCTTTATCGGGGAAGGCCCGAAAGGTTTTAAGGATAAGATTGTTTTGAGTCTTTGCCTTATCGGTAAATAACTCTAATTGTCTTTCTGATACGTTTGTAGTGTTGAAGTATTCCATATTGTGTGTAGTGTGGTTTAATTCTGTTGGTTTAATAGGGTTAATTTGTGTTGGCATCTCAATATTTGAATGTGCCAATATTTTCTAAGTCTTGAATTAGGATTTAATAGATTGTTCCTAATAAGACACATTTCTGTGAAGGTTGGCTTATCCAATTCAGGGGCATAATCCATTTTAGTGTTAATAATGTTTAATTGCGCTTCTTTCATATTAATGTTGTTTGAGATTCCGCTTCGGGTATAACAATCCCTAAGATTGTAGCTGAGAAGTCCATTATATTATTAATATACTCCACCATTTCTCCTTTGCTTAATTCTGTTGTGCTTTTTGTTCTCTTGCCTATAAATTCACTTGTTTCGGGGTGTACTAATTCCTCTTGTAAAAACTTATCCTTTAAAAATTCGTGCGTTTCATTTAACGTCATTGTATATCCTAAATCTTTTAACCCTTGGCGAATGATTGGGACGATACATCCGAAATAAAAACTATTTTGGGGCAATGTACGCTTAGTTTTTGCTCTTTTAATGGTAATCTCTACATTCTCTCCTTCAAGTTGCGCTATTGCCTTCCTAATATCATTGGTCGCAATGGTTGATAGTTTTGAGTTGCTTACTTTTGACCTTATGGTTATCACGATATTTTTCTTTTAATTTTTGGTCAATATAGAATTGTGGGAGAAGGTTACGCTTCTGTTCTAAAAGCATTTCCCTCTCTCGCAACTCCATAAATACTTGTTTTGATTTGCTCAAGGTTAAAAAGGTAAGGAATTTTCTTCTTCTTCTGTTAAACCTGTGTTGGGGTTGACAGCACTTTCTGCAAATTGATTATCAATCTCTTGATTAACGTCATTTGTAGGGTGATTCTGCACCTCGGCAACTTGCTCAACCACTTTTTTGCTTGTAAGATATACATTTAAGTATTCTTGCAATTCTTTATCCAAATCAGTAGCAGTTTCTAAGGTACTTGGGGTAATATCTCTTAAAGAGAATGATGGTATCTTGTAGGTTACTGCACCTTTCTTCCCTTCTGTGCAACCATTGATTACAACCGCTTTGCCCGAAGTTGCCCCTTTGTTGTTTTTGCAAAACTCTACCCAAGCATTCAAGGCAGCACCTTTAAATTGGATATTCCCAATGTGAAACAAATTGTTTTCATTGTAGGCAATATAAACACTACTTACAAAGTGTCCACCATTGGCAGCAACTTTATCTTTAATATCTCTATAAAATCCTTCTGCAATTTGTGGTCCTTTAAACGCTCTTACGACAAGAACATCTTTTGTGGTATCTCTTACTTCATTTGAAATAATACCGCTTCCACTTGGGTCGTGCCATCCTTTAACGGCAGCAAGTCTGTCCAATACAATAAATGTAAAGGGTTGAGGTACTGCAATGTTTTTCTTTTTTTCTTTGTCGTAATAGATGATTGCTCCATCTTTACCGCTAAACTCAAACCACCTTGTGGCAGGGTTTCTACTTTCGTTTGTTGGGTTACTTAGTGACATATTTATTTTTTTATTGTGATTTAAAATGAGTTTTTATCTCCGTTAAGGTCGTGCATACCATCATCATTCATATCTTTAGTTCGACTATTGTATTCTTTAAGGGCATAGTTGTATGCTTCTTCATTTTCAATAATGATAGTATCACGTAATACTTCTAAAAATAATGATTCAAGTTTGCGGTACTTTTTAATACGTTTGTATTCTGATTCTACAAAGGTTATTAGGGCGTTGTGGAATGATGTTTCGGGACACATTATACAAGTTTTTGTCCCAAACATATACAATGTAAGGGTGTCTAAACTTTTTACATTGCCATTATCATCCATATCGGCATCTATCTCTAAATGCTCGTAATCGGGATTGCCTTTTATTGCTTTAAAGTTTTGCAT